CTGCATAAAGCAAGAGCGATCTCAGACCAGGATTAAATCCTTTTTAGAGACTCTTTTAGTTTTTTGTAGAACCTTTTGTTCAGGATTGTATATACCGTCTTCAAAATATTACCCGTAGGTGTATTGAGATATAACTGTCGGACTTCAATAAGTCAGGATAAGATGTGAATCTCATCACTAACAGCCTACGGATAGGCTATGAAGACCATGAAGAATGACCCCAATCTGTTAAGAGAAGGTACCTCCGTAAGGAGATCCCCATATCTTAGGAACAGACAGGATCACGAACTAGGTCCAGTTAATCACTGAATTACCAAATCTTAAACCAACTTAATAAAACATGAAAGAAACAACAAACTTATTTAAAAATAAATTATTGCTCTTCCGTGCTCGTTCAGCTCGTTTAGAAAAGATGTTCCCTGTGTCTTCTATAAGACGGGCCCTTCCGATCCATTTACAGAAAGTGGTTTCACTTTCAATGGGTCGTTCGGGTTCCTTATCAAACAGAATAAAGATTGCTCACAATTTCTTCTCCCATATTATTAAAATGAATAAACATCATGGTTCTTTCTTCACTGTTAAGTGATTGAAAGCAAACCAAGTTGCTCTTCAAAAATATTTAGGGGGAGATAAAGTGAAATCCCTACGCCAAATAGAACCCAATCTTCCTTTACCCAGACTTATCAATGGCTTTCCGGCGATTATTAATCGTTCGGATCGCGATATGATTAGATCTGGATCTAAAGGATTATTAAGATTCTGATTATCCTTATTTGGTTCATATAGAATTATGGCTATTGTTGGTAAAACAAAGCTTAACTCTATTTATGATCCCTTTTCAGGAAAGGCAGATCGGCTTCTTGACTTGCTCTCTTTACTCAAAGATCGAGAGTCCCCCGTGTTCTTTCAAAGATTGGAACCTTTGAAAAGTATCAAGAGGAGACTTAGTCCTTCGTCTTTTGTCTTATCCCATAAATCATCTCCTTCTAACTCTTTGAGTTATCAAGGTTTGTTTTATGACTATTACTTATTGACGAGAGGAAATACCAAACAACAAAATATTTTCCATCATTTGATGGAATATCTAGAGTTGATTGGTACTAAGTATCCTATTAATCGTATGAAAGGCTTATTAAGGTCGCTAGATTCTATAACTTCACAAATGAAGTTAGAGAATTATCGATTTAAAAAGTCTGCCATCGAGGGGAACTCTCTTTCTCAATTTGCGATCAAGGAAGAGGCTGCTGGAAAAATAAGAGTTTTTGCTCTTGTTGATTCCATAACCCAGTCCTTCTTACGTCCTCTCCATGATTATCTGTTCGACATTTTGAAATTAATTCCAAATGACGGTACATTTAATCAAGACGAGAGCGTAGATCGTTCAATTGAAAAGAGTGCTAAATATAA